CGGGCAAGGTTCGTTTGGTTCTATTTCGCGCGGTTACGACTATAATCGAAGTAACGTGATTGGTAAGTCACGGCCGGTTCTTCAGTTCTATGGAGAGCGTGCTCTTGAGAGCGTGAACTTTGACGTTCTCACGAAGCCGGCCGGTGGCGACCAGATGCGTGACCTGCTCCAGACCGCGCCGGTGCTTATCCGCGTGCCGGGTGCACTGGGCAACTTGCCGAGGCTTATGTATGGCGTGCTTGAGGCAAGCCAGGAGCCCCTGGACTGGCACACGAGTACTACTAGCCCTCTGACCCGCTGGAGCGTGGTCTACAACGAAACTGAGGCGCAGTCCACGAGTGTAATAGTCACGTTTTACTCGTATGCCTACTGGCAGAGCAAGTACGCGACTTACACGGCAGCGAACTCGGCCTATGGCTCTAGCACTTACATCAACGCAGTAAGGAACCCTCCCGCCTGATGCAGACCGTTACTAGCAACTTTCTGGCAGCGATTCAGTCGTCCACGAAGCCGGTGTTTTATGCCGACCTCTGGAAGGACAACAACCTGATTGCGACCCTACCTCTTGAGGCCGGTGGCAACTCAGTAACTTTTGACGCTGACTCTGACGTTCAAGGTTCTGTGCGTCTGGTTGTCGCTGACGTGGACGGGGCACTGACCCCGACAAGCATCGGTTCACCGTTGACGCCGTTCGGTTCTATCGTGAACGTCCGTGCCGGCTTCAGGATTGGCAACGCTGAGGAAGTCGTTTCTCTGGGCTGGTACGTCATTTGGGACATGGAAGTTGAGGAAGCCTGGAAGTCGTACACGACAACTACTGGCGAGACTGTTCTTAGCCGTGCCGGTTCGCGTATCACTCTGACCGGCCGTGACTTCATGCAGAAGGTTGCGGACTACAAGTTTCTTGTTCCTACCGCGCCGACACAGAGCACGGCCTGGGCGGAGATTGTCTTTCTTGTCTCTGACGTGGTTGGCACTGAAACGCCGTCCTGGGTTGGCTACTCCGACATCACTATTCCGTCTACGTTGACTTACAGCGAGGACAGAATGGAAGCGGTCAAGAGCCTGGCTGCCGTTCTGGGCGCTGAGCCGGTTATGACGCCGGCCGGCAAGTTGACGCTTAGGCAACTGAACCCGGCGCAGTCTGCGAGCAACACGGCACCGACTTTCGGCTGGAACATCAACGTTACTCAGTACAAAAAGACCCTGTCGCGTGACGGCGTTTACAACATCGTGGTTGCCAGGGGCAAGAACACTCAGCAGGTCAACGTGGTCGCTTATGCCATCCAGGCTGATGGTCCCACGTCCTTCTATTCGAGTTTCGGCCCGAGGCCGGTGTTTTACGACACTGACTTGCTCAACACGGTTGCAAGTATCCAGGCCTGGGCAGACGCTCAACTTGCCACGATTGCTCAGCGCAACACTCAGACGGTGCCGATTAGTGCTCTGCCGAACCCGGCTCTTGAGTTGGGCGACTATTGCAACCTGACTGTGGAAGGCACTCCCGCTCCGGTGACGTGTCGCGTGGTCGGTTTTACTTACAAGGACAAGGGCGAAATGGACGTTACTCTGTCTATGCCTAGAAACTGGATTGCGTAAATGGCGAATGTTCTAGCGAAAGCGGTAAAGAACGACACTCCTAAGGTCAAGACCGGCGTGCTCGTGAACTACAACGGCTATCTGGCGACGGTGGCTATTGAGGGGCAGCAACTTACGCTCCCCATGATGGATTCCGTTTCGTCTACGGTGGCGGTCGGTTCGACTGTTGTCTGCCAGGTGTTCGGCAAGTCCGGGTACGTTATTGGTTCGCTGAACACTGTGTCTCGCACTTCAAGTGGCGCGTGGACGGGCGGTATTTCTAACCCGCCTGTACCTAAGCCGTCTACGGCCGGTTACGGCTACAGCAACTTCAGCCCGACTAATCGTGGCGCTTATGACGACAACTCTGGTCTGTTTACGACCGCGACCTCGGTGTTCACTCAGTCGGCTACCACCGGTGGAGCGTGGTTCTACGGAACGGGCGCGTTCTCGTCCCTGGCCGGCAAGACGGTGCAGTCCATTGAGGTTTACCTGCCTCCGTTGACTTCCGGCGAGTATCCGCTGAACGTGGCTTACCACCTCCGCGCTACCAGGCCGACCGGCGTGGCCGGTTTCTCTGGGTCGCCGGTGACCCGCAACTCCTCCGGATGGGTCGCGCTGCCGACTGCCTGGAACTCTATCTTGCAGTCAAACTTGAACGGGTTCGGTGTCGGTATCACTACGAACACGAACACCGCGACTATCGCTAACGCACTACCTTTTGGAACACTAAGAATCGGATGGAGTAACTAAATGCCTACAGTCGGCGCTAAGAATCAACCTATTGTCCAGACCACGGATTCATTCAACCCGGTCAACGACATCAACACCCTGAGCAACTGGGTAGCGAACAACTACGGAAGCGTCAAGATTTTGACCGGTTCCACGGTTCGCACTTCGTTGACTGGCGCTGACCTGTTCGCCGGCCTGACCGTCTGGGAGCAGTCCACCGGTCAGTTCTGGCAATACAACGGCACGGCCTGGGTGCTACAGCCTCTAGGCACTCCACCTCGCGCTGAACTTATCCAGACGAGCACTCAATCTATCTCCACCGGTACGACTGGAACGGTGACCGGCTATAGCACGGTGAACCTTCGTGGCGGTTTTACTCACGCGAGCGGTGTTCTTACCGTTCCGGTGACTGGTCGTTACAACGTGACTGCCGGCATTTCGTGGACTTTGGCCTCTGGCGCTACTGGCTACCGAATCACGCGTCTGCTCGTCAACGGTGGCATAAACTACAACCAATCTACGAACGCTTTCAGCGGAACCCTGGGTCAAACTTTGAACGTCACTGGCCTGAGCTTGACGGCCGGCGACACTCTGGCTATCGGTGTAACTCACAATCAGGGCACGAACACGAACATTGACGGCACCATCTACGCGAACCGGTTCATTGTTGAGTACGTAGGCGCATAGTGGCCGAGCACGAGGAGCAGTCTGCCCGCGTGACCATCACGATGGTTTACAAGGAGCAGCGCGAAATGAAGGAAATGCTTATCGCTATGCGTTCCGACCAGGTGGCGCAGAAAGCGATGGCTCAAGACCACGAGGCTCGAATACGAGTCTTGGAGCAGTTCAGGTGGCTGCTGCTAGGCGTGGCGATGGCGAGCGGTGGCCTCGGTGCCATGCTCACGAAGTATCTAGGTAACTAAGGAGAAACATCATGGCTAAGTCCATAGACACCCTGGCCGAGGAAACGGTCGTAGAAAGCCCTGAGAGCCCCGTAGAGGCGATTGTGGTCGAGGATGCACCGGTTGTATCTGTTGAGCCGGCCGAGGGCTTCCTCGTGGCGCTTGACGGAGACAACTACGCGAGCATCGCTGAGCGTGCCGGCGTCAACGCTCTGGACGTTTTCGTCCTGAACAACGAGAACCCGGTCTATCCGGGAATGCTAATCCGCATCAAGTAACTGGAGTATCCATTGACAACCCCCGAGAAGGTCATTGCGACCGCTACCCATTTCGTAGACATCAAGTACAAGGAGGGCAAGAGCAACGACTCCATTTTCGGCAAGTGGTACGGGCTGAATCACAATCCGTGGTGCGCGATGTTCGTGTCTTACTGCTTCGGCCAGAACGGCGCTGCCAATCTGGTTGCTGCCTCTAGCAAGAAGGGTTTCGCATCTTGCAGCGCTGCCGTGGCCTGGTTCAAGAAGAAGGGGCAGATGGTTCCGGCAACGAAGGCTCAGGCCGGCGATGTCGTGTTCCTGAACTTTGACTCAAACCCGGACGCCGACCATGTCGGTATCGTGGTCAAGAACGACACTAAGAAGCGCGTGCTCCACACTATTGAGGGCAACACTCTCAACCCGGCCGGTGGCTCTCAGGGTGACGGTGACGGCGTTTATCGCAAGGTTCGCCCGTACAGCCTCGTAGTGGGTATCGGCCGACCTAAGTGGCCTGGACGTGTTACCACCCCGGCCACTCCCCCGAAGGCCGTCAGTAAGCCGGTGAGCAAGCCGGTTTCGGCTCCTGCCCCGGTAAAGAAGCCCGTCAAGACTGTGAAGGTCGTGAAGGGCGATTCGTACTGGCGCATCGCTGAGCAGAACCTTCCGGCCGGCAAGACAGTGGGCAACTACACGAAGGAACTTCAGGTTCTAAACGGGGACAAGCCTCTACACCCTGGCGACATCGTTCGCCTCAAGTAGAAGCACTCAACAATCAACGACCGCAAGAATGGTGGAATCATGAAGTTACTCTGGGACGCACTCAAGCGGACGTTCGCACTCATAGGTGCCGAGGTCGCAACCATCATGGCTGCCGGTTCACTCATGGACGTTGACGCATGGAAGTCGGCACTCGTGGCCGGCCTGGCAGCAGCGTTCACGGTCTGGCGCGAGATTGGCAAGTCGTACTACACGGACGGCAAACTGACTCGTGACGAAGTGGATAGCGCCTTCAGCGACAAGTAATCACTACAACGGAAACCCCCGGTCTGGCTTCGTGCCGGCCGGGGGTTTTTCGCGTCTGGCCTAGTCGGCCAGGTGGTCTTTCAGGGCTGCCATCATTACCGGGGTCAACGTCACCCGGTCAAGCACCTCCCCGTCCCACTTCACGGTCACTACGGTCTCACCCATGTCGCCCTGGGTTATCGTTACTTCCTTCATTCTGGTTCTCCTTTTTGGTTAGAAACTAAAGTCGTAGTACTCGTGGCGGGCACCGACTAGCAGGGTCAAGCCACCCTTCATAGGGGTTCCTGCCTTCACCCACCGGCCGTTCTTGCGCAGGGTGTAGGTCTCCACCTCGGCCTGGGGGTTTGGTTCGTACCGGTAACCCTGGGCGTCACTCATGCCGTGGTCGTCCGTACGGATGGCGCGGTCACGCTGCCACTTCAGGGTCTTGCCGTTTACTGCAACTATCGTGCCGGCGTGGCGGTCGCTCCACAGCAGCAGGGTCGCGCCCATGCCTACCTCTGGCTCGGCCGGTGCCGTGTTGTTCATTACCGTGTTAAAAAAACTGCCGTACATTGTGTCTCCCTATCTTGCGGTGGCCGGTGTTGGCCACATCATAGATAGTGACAGGTTGCGTTGCAGATTGCAACATGTCTTTGGTAACGATTTCGTTATAAACATTTTTCGGGAAATGTACCTTTCGCCCTGGTGGAGGTGTCATACTCATTACACGGCCACAAACAACCGGCCGGAAAGATAGGGAGCAAAAATGGAAAAGCCAGAAATGACTGAGCAAGTGCGTGAGTTTATTGAACTACGCCAGGAGTACAACCGCCTCGTTACCGCGCTAAGCACGCACTACGGCGACCCTGAGGCGCAATACGCAACAGAGGCCGAGATGCTGGCGGAACTGATGTTGGGCGCGCTATGGCGAGACGAGGTGCTTGACGAGATTAGGCGCGTGCAGGAAGTACGGCTGAAACTGAAGGCCATGACTGAGGCCGGCGTGAACCAGGCTGAGCAGGACTACCAGATGGCGTTCTGGCAGTGGCTTAGTTACCGCATGCAGAACGCGGTTGACCTAACGGGCGGGCAGAAGTAATGACCGGCTGGAAGCGGACGCTGGCAGAGTACGACCCGAGCACGAATCCGTGGCACGAGTGGTTGCAGGACAACGTGCCGGCCGACTTGCACGAATGGATACGCCAGACTGAGATGACGACCCGCCTGGTAGAGACCGGCCAGTGGGATGCGCGGTTCCAGGTGCAGCGCTTGACTGAGTGGGCTGACGAGCGCGGGCTTGACCGTAGGCGCGCCGGTGAGGCCTGGGCAGACTACGAAACGTTCAAGGCCATGCTGGCGGAGTACCGCCTGGCGAAGTACCGAAACTAGACTTGCCCCCGTCCCCCTATCCGGGGGTTGAGGCACAGACCCCGGCCACTTGGTTGACCGGGGTCTGTTTGCGTCTCTAGACCTCGGGCACTATCACGGACAGCCGGCCGTATCCTTCGACCTGGATGCGCGCGTGGTCGCCACCGGCCAGTTTGAGCGCCGTCTGCCAGAGGCGCGGATGAGCGATGTTGCGAACGGTGGCGGGTTCTGGCTTGTGTCGTGTTGCCTTGCCGGGAACGCTGGCACGGACTTTCCTCACCATGATTTACTCCTGTTTCTTGAGGGGTCGTGTCGCCGGCGTGGAGCGTAGCCGAGTCACTTCCATTTTCACTCTCGGCTTCACCGGCAGGTCTGTTTGCTCGGCCTTCGCAAACATTCTATTGAGTGGTTCAGCGTGCTCGTCACAGAGGTCTATTGCGAGGGCATGTCGGTCACCCTCCCGCCACAGTCTGTAGGAGGTTGCTTCCTTAGAGCAAGGGCTGTCCGGAAAGTCACATAATCTGATGGTTTTAGTGGCCACGACTGCTCCTAGTCAGGGAGGTCACGTTGGAGTTGGTCAGTTCAGGGAACATCGGTTTGCCCCGGAGGTCTCGGTTGCGTGTTAGGCGGTCAATGTCCAAACCGAGGTAGACTTCGGTCACTTTGCTATTGCGGTGGCCGAGCATGCTCATAACTCGGCGGAGCGCGCCGTCATAGCCCTGGCCTACCAGGCTGTCGAAGTAGGCGCGGGCTCCAGAACGCCGGAGGGTGTGTTCGCCTTCGCGGAACGTTGGATAGCCGGCGCGTTCTAGGACGCCTTGGATAATGACGTACGGTCTGCCGATTGGTCGGTCGGGGTTGTACGGGGCAGCGCCCTTCAGGAAGCCTTGAACGCCGGCGTGAACCTTCGCGGGGAACCGGGCGGGCATAAGGAAGTGCTCTCGGTTTGCGAAGCCTCTGGCAGCCATCCAGGTTAGGTGCTCACGGAGGTAGGGCGCTAACTCTGCCGAGATTGGCATGGTGTCCCACCGGCGTACCTTCGGCCGAAACACTTCGATTTCGTGGTCGGCCAGGTGCACGTGTTGAACTTGCAGACACTGCTGCTCGCTTGCCCTCAAGAACAAGTACAGTCCGGTGGCCACGGCGATTGTCTCTACCGGGTTGTCGCAGTGTTGGAATAGCCGAGGCCATTCAGTGACAGCGATTCGCAACTTGGGCGGAACTTCATAGCGCTCCTTTTTCCACCCGTGGAGAGGGTCGTAATCTCGGGGTACGTATCGCCGGAACCGGCACCATCTAAAGAAGGCTTGCAGGTTGTAGAGCGCGTTGTTCCTAGTGCCGGCCGTCCAGTGAGGGTGCTTGCTGAACAGTTGGTCTATGTGTCGCGGTTCCACCTTAGCGCACTGCCGGTCGCCGGCGATGGTGGCCAGTTTGCGGACGGTGTTGCGCCGTCCCCTGGCCGTTTGCTCTGAGTGGTTCCGGGCTTGGAGGTGGAGGTAGTACTCGTGGGCTGCCTCTGAGAGCAGGGGCACTCGGGGCTCCTCTCGGGTCTGTATGCAACCTATCACAGATAGGTGTGTGCCATGTGCAGCGTAACATCGCCACTGCTGCTGACCAGTACGAACGTACCCTACTCGGCGGTACTGAACAAGGTCGTTTTGCGGAGAATCGCCGTAGCAACATGCCACTGTTGCAACTCTGTGCTAGGTCGCTGTATCGTTTGGGTTACCGGCTCAAACGATAAGGACTAGGACGTGGCTGCTCCGAGACTGCTGCCCCCTGCTCAAGACTTGGCTCGCCTGGCGCAGGCCGGCCTCACGCATGAACAGATTGCTGAACACATCTTTGCCACGACCGGCGTCCGGGTGTCTCGCTCCACCGTGTCGGCAGCGTTGAGCCGTGCCGGCCTGAGCGAGACGAACAACCGATACAAGCGCGAACTTCCGTGGCGGGTCAAGGGCGAGCACCTTACTCAGTACCCGGCGAGGATGCTCAGGCTGCTGGGCAGGAGGCGTGCCGGTGCAGGGTTGACGGCTAGCGAGCGTGAGCGCCTGGACGCGTGGCTGGAGGCGCTGGAGGAGAACGGCTGGGTCGTGGCGTATGCGCCGGACGCCGAGGGCTTTCTGTATGTCGTGGCTGACGAAGTGGGAGACGGCTTGGACGACGTGCCTATCCGCAGGCGGGTCGTGAACCCTCACGAGATTCTGGAGCGGTGATGATTATGCAGGTGTCGGTGGACGGCAAGGGCGTTCTCGACTTCGCGAAGATGTGGCCGAGGACGTTCGTGGTCGGTGACGCGGAGGGGTATTGCGGTGACCGGCTGATGGTTACCGTGTCCCGGCCGTTCTCGGCTGAGGAGGACGCCGTATTCGATTGGGTTCTTGACCAGGACAGGGTGGCGCTCGTGGGCATCATGCACCTGGCGGACGGCCGTGACTTGATGTTGCTGGAGCGCCGTCACAAGACACAGTCGTTGGCTGAAGCGGTTGAGGAGCACCGGGTGCACATTCGCAAAATCCTCACAGACATCGGGCTGCTCACTCCCGCGTCTTAACGCAACATGGCACTAGCGACACGCCGTGTCCGGAAATGACGTTCCTTGGTGGATGTTACTCGGCGGTTTAGTAGGCTTGTTCCTGACGGAGATTGCTCTCCGAGGAAAGGAAGCAATGAGTCTATTAGACGTTCTGCTGGAACCGGCTGAACAGTCAGAAGGCCAGTCTTGCAAGATTGGCCGTATCCTGATTGGTCTTGACGAGCCGTACCAGTCTGCTCTAACCGAGTTGCTTGCCGGCGACCTGCCTGATGAGCGGGTCTTGCTGGTCATGAAGAAGGCCGGCCTCAATGCGAGTTACTCAACTCTGTATCGGCACCGGCGCTGGATTTGCGTGTGTGAGAGCGTGGTGAATGTATGACCGCTGAGCAACCTGGGCTAGATGCCCTGCTCGCCGTGGGAACCGATGGTGCAGCGACCGAGGTTCGCCGGAAGCGAGAGAAGCACCCGGTCGGCTGGGAGCCACGTCTGGATACTGAGCGAGGCGTGATTGTTACGCCACCGTTGGCGGAGGCTCCCGCCGATTGGGACGCCATCCTTGAGCAACTGCTACCTCCAGGTATTGACCCGTCCGGTTTTCAGGTAGACGGCAAGACTGTTGAGGTTCGTGCCTGGGATGCGAACGTTGGAGATGGCGCGACTAAGCGTCTGTACTATTTCAAGGCTCGTGTAGTCAAGCGCGGTGAGGCGTTTCCTGACCTAAGCGAACTCGTGGCGGTGGCCAAGAAGGCACGCGTCAAGAAACCCGCTCCTGTGGGCGCTGAGCGCGTGTACGGGGTACACATCACTGACTTGCAGGCCGGCCAGGGTGACGGCTTCGGCGTTGCCGGCATGGTGGACAAGGCTCTGCAGATTGCCGGCATAGTTGCTGACGACTTGCAGGCGCTCAAGAAGGCTGGACGACCGGCCTCGCAGATTTTCATTCCGGTAACCGGTGACCTCGTTGAAGGCATCCTGGGCTGGTATGAAATGCAGACTTTCTCGGTTCAACTTGACCGCCGTGACCAGGTAAAACTTGTCCGCAGGTTGCTGACTGAGATTTTGGTTGACGTGGCTTCGCACGGGCTGCCGGTTCATGTCGCGGTCGTGCCGGGTAACCACGGCGAGAACCGCAACAACGGAAAGGCGTACACGACCCTCGGGGATAACGATGACGTGGCGGTTGTTGAGCAGGTGGCTGAGGCCTTCGCCCTTGCCGGCAACCTGGGACACGTGTCGTTCTCGTTCCCGGCTAAGGAACGCCTGTCGTTGACGGTTGAGGTGCTTGGACACGTTGTCGGCCTGACGCATGGCCACGTGGCGCGAGCCGGTGCAGGCGTTGAGGGCAAGATTCTTTCCTGGTTCAAGAGCATGGCTGCAAGTCGCGACCCTATCGGTGACGCTGACTTGTTGTTCACCGGGCACTATCACCACCCGCGCTTCCAGTCGCTGATTGGCGACACGTATTGGATTCAGGGCGGTGCTCTTTGCGACACTAGCGCTTGGTTTTCGCAGTCATTTGGGCTAGCCAGTGACCCGTGCCTGATTCGGTTCACAATGACCCGCTGCCAGAAGGTCGAATCGGTGATGCCCTATTTCTGGCCTAGAACTGTTACGGCTAGTCGAGTTATTGGAGAATAGGTGTCTAGGGTGAGTATTGACCCGCACGAGTTACGTGTTGCTGAAAAGGTGGCTCAACGTGTTGGGTCGCGGTGGGCGAATGTTGAGGTGGACGACCTAACGTCTCACCTCTATCTGTGGCTGGTAGAGAACACTGACGCGGTGACGAGGTGGCGCTCGTTGCCGTCTGGTGGCGCGAACCTGTACGTGTCGCTGAGGCGTGAGGCAGCGAAGTATTGCGCTCGCGAGACGGCTGCTCGTGTCGGCCGGCCGTTGAACGCGGACAACTTTTATACGCCTGAGTTGCTGAGCCGGGCTCTGCCCTATCTGTTCGAGGACGTGCCTCAAACGACTTTGGTCGTGAACCCGGTGAGTGGCCAGGCGGTCGCGCCGGCGTACGACTTCAACGAGGCGGTGACCATCATGGCCGACATTCGCGGCACGTTCTACGGGCTGAACCCGCAAGTGCGCGAGGTTCTGGAGTGGCGGTTCCGTGACGGTTTGACGTACGAGGAAATCGGTGAACTCCGTAACGTCACGAAGGACGGGGCTCTCAAGCAAGTCAACCGGGCTGTTCAGCGCCTTGCTGACGCCCTTTCAGGAGAGCGCCTGTAGCAGGGGAAGGTAAATCATGTTGGAACGCTTGAGCGCGGTCGTGAGGCTGCTTAGTGATGAGCACCTAGTTTGGAGCAAGGACTTTGACGCGGTGAGGCTGCCTCTCGCGCGACTGCTGGCCAGGGTTGAGCAGTTGCCCTCTCACGCCCTGGACGAGGAGGTAGAGGCGCTTCTGGATGCGTTGCAGCCACCCGTGCCGGCTGACTCGTTGGAGGCCTGGCTGACGCAGAACGCCTCAGCAATAGGTGCTCCTGCTGCCGAGGCGTTGCGCCGGATGTTCCGCTAGGCCACGGAACCAAAAAACTCAGGGTCGTACTTAGGCAGGGTGATGCCCCGGCCACGGCGGATACGTTCACGCTCGGCCGGCACTAGGCCACCCCAGATACCGTCCAACTCCCACTTCACGGCGTACTCGCCACAGAGCCTCTGCAGCGGGCAGTCCTTGCAGATTGCCACTGCCCACTTCGTCAACTCACCGTTCCCGCCGTTGCGGTGGTCGGGGTAGAACGCGTCTGGAAAGTTGTAGCACTCCCCCGCGCCTTCAGTTTCTTCAATGGCCTTGAGCAGCAGGTTCAGTTCGTTTCTTTGGTTGTTGCCGATAAACACGTTGTTCCCTTCAATAAATGTCCTAACCCTGGTATAGAGTTATTACGTAAATAGTAAACGATTAGCCCGGAGAAATGCAAAACCGGCCAGTAAAGAAACCGGCCGGCTTGCAAGGAACCGGGGAGAAGGGAAGTAAAACCCGATGCCTAGAAAAAAGATAGCACCTATTGGTGACGTTCTCGGTACGGCACGCCGTGCAGGAAACTATGAGGCTAAGAGCGAGGAATGGCACGAGTTGCGCCGTGGCGCGATTGGTGGCTCGGAGGTGGCAGCCGTTGTCGGTTGTAGCCCCTGGGTGAGCCCCTTTGCTCTGTGGGCTCAAAAAACCGGCAAGGTTGAGAGGCCGGTACTGACGAGTGACGCGGTTGAGTGGGGCACGAGGCTTGAGGCAGTTATTGCCGACAAGTTTGCCGAGAACCACGCTGACTTTACTCTGTACCGCGAGACCGGTACCTGGGTGAACGAGGAACGTCCGTGGCAGTTGGCTAACACTGATGGCCTCTACCAAAAGCCTGACGGTTCCTGGGGCGTGCTTGAGGTAAAGACGGCCAGTTACGAGGACGATTGGAAAACGCGTGACGGCTGGACGGTGCCGGTCTATTACCGTACGCAAATCCAGTGGTACATGCAGACGTTCGGTTTTACCGAGGCGTATGTCGCGGTGTTGTTTGCCGGCCGGAAGTACGTTGAGATTTTGGTTGAGGCTGACGAGTTTGAGCAGGCTACGAACCTGCAACTAGCGGAACGCTTCCGGGCGCACGTGCTAGAGGACAGACAGCCCGAGTTTGACGGTGCAGATTCCACGCTTGAAGCGGTGAAGAAAATGCACCCGGCCATTGACGACACCCTTGACCCGGTGGAGTTAGGCCAGTTAGGTGTTTACTACTTCGTGGCGCTGCAGGAGTTTGAGGCTGCACAGAGTAAACTAAATGAAATGAAAACTAGAGTGTTGGCCGAAATGAAAACTGCTAAGCGTGGCCTGGTGGACGACCAGTGGGTTCTAAGCCGGCAGAGCCGTAACGGTGGCACTCCATACCTAGTAACTAAGAAGGGATAGCAACATGGCACAGTTCAACTTGCAAGACTACGAAACCGTTGAGGAGCGTCTGAAGCGGGCGCACGAAATGTACCCCGACATGAGGGTCGTTACCGTGAACCACACAACCCCGGCTGACCGTACGGTGAGCACCTGGGTTGTTGAGGCGCGCATCTACCTAACGGGCGAGGAGCAAATGGCCGACTGCCCGAAGGCAACCGGGTGGGCGTTTGAGGTGGATGGCATGAACGGCATGGCCAACAAGACGAGCGCCCTGGAGAACTGTGAGACATCGGCTATTGGTCGGTGCCTGGCGAACATGAACCTCTCGGGCAACAAGCGCACTAGCCGTGAGGAAATGGCGAAGGTGGAGCGCGGGGTAACCCCGAAGGCACCGGCTAAGCCGAAGGTTGATTGGCAGGCGCAGATTGACGGCCTGGCAGACATCGAGACCGCCCGTGGCCTGTACACGCAGGCGCGTACCGCGAGAGCCGGTGAGGCCGTGCTAGACGCCATCAAGGCGAAGGTTGCAACACTTGCACCCGCTACTGAGTGACCGCGCCGTCCTGGTGGCAGCGATTGACGACCTGCTGGCACTAGCAAGGGAGTACGGGGCTTTGACCCCGTACTCTACGGTCAATGACCGGCTTCGTGATAAGTACCTCCTTGAGGCAGCCCGTCTGGGTATGAGGTTGCTCAAGGTTCAGCAAGAAATAGAAAGTGACGACCTTGATTGAGTATCCGGCAGATGTAATCCGTGAACTTGCTTCTATCCGGGAGCAGTCCGCGAAGGGTGTCGCGCTTCTTGCGGACGCCGAGAAGAAAGCCATCACGCTTGACCTTGAGGCCGAGCGTCAAGAGATGCTCGCGTTCCTGGATGCGCAGGGTACGGTCGCTGACCGGCAGGCCGTGTCCAAACTCAAGAGCATAGAAACGCGCGAGGCAGCCGAGTTGGCGAAGGCCGAAGTGCAACGTATCAAGACCAAACTCCGACACCTCAGCGAGGCTCTGAACGCTACTCAGACTGCCGGCAAAATGATTGAGTTGCAGTGGAAAACTGCCGGCGTGGGCGAAAGATAGGCCTGGCCTGAAACGCCTCACAAGCCCCGTAGAGGCTTCAACCCCCGTTCAAGCACTAAGTACCTTGCCCGGTGCCTGAACGCGGTTTTCCTTACCGATAGTGGACTTCAAGCCCGTTACCTGAACGTTACCAAAATGACCCCGAAGCAGTTCCAGAAGTATCTCGACCGCGATTTCTATTGCCTTCACTGTGGCGAAACTGAGGCGGTCGCGCCGAACCATCGTATCAACCGAGGTATGGGCGGAAGCAAACTTCTTGACGCGCCGAGCAACATCGTTGTTCTCTGCTCGCAACTGAACGGGCTTATTGAAAGCGACCACCGGTGGGCGAGCCTGGCCAGGGAGAACGGCTGGAAGTTAGAGTCATGGGAAAGTCCGTTGGAGGTTCCGGTACGCGACAGTTTGTCTGGCGTGGCGTGGTTGTTGGACAATGAGTTTGGCCGTAGAGTTGCACCTTGAGAAAGGGCAACAAATGGAAACTGGAGTACACAAGGTTTACCGGCTGGACAATCAGCCGTTTGCACAAATCCCTAGAGAGGCCATCCGCAACCCGCGGATTACGCAGAATGCGTTCCGGCTGCTGGCCTACCTGATGAGCCATCAACACGGGTACGACCTGACCTACGGGCAGATTGAGCGCGAGACTAGTCTCGGCCGGTACGCCATCAACGGCGCTATCCAAAACCTAACCGAGCAGGGCTGGCTTGAGGTAAACCGGACTAAGTTGCCGAACGGACAGTTTGGCGCGAAGGCGTGGTACGTGATGAACCCGTCACATACCTCAACCACCGTTGGCGATTCCACAGTGGAACAGCCCCACATGGGGCAGCCCGCGGACTTAAAGAATAAAACCTTTAGAGAACAAAACTCTCTAAGTAATACACCCGCAGAGCGGGCGGTGGATGAGCAGTTTGATACCTTCTGGGCGGTGTACCCGCGCAAGGTTGAGAAACTGGCTGCCAAGAAAGTTTTCGTCCGGCAGTGGCGGGAGCATGGCGCGGACATCATGGCCGGCGTGCACCGGTTAGCGAACGACCCTAACTTGCCACCGAAGCAATACATCCCGTACCCGGCCACGTGGCTGAACGGCGGGGGCTGGGAGAACGAGCCGTACCCGGTACGCGAACTAAGCCGGCAGGAGGCGCGCGAGCAGGCTGCTCAGCAGGCTATGCAACCGGCCGAGGAAAGCCGGGTACGTAGTGCCTGGATGCGCGAGTGGCAGGCCGGTGAGGTTACGTGCACCTGGGAAGACTTGCTGCCGTTGAACCGGGCGTTTTTGTTGCGCGTGTCGAAACAAACTGAACCGCTATACACCTCGTATGCTAAGTACGTGGGTCAGTGGAACGAGAAAGGCATTGAAGTGCCGGCCACTGCCCGCTCCCTAGTGCAAGCCCTTGAAAGCCTGAACTAGACACAGAAAGCGCTGGCCACGGCCAGACCCAAGAAAGGAAAAGCAACATGGCACTAACCCTGGAGTTTGAGGGCTTTGTAAACGAAATCAAGCAGTTTGACTGGGGAACGGTTCTCAAGATGAGCCACTCTCAGCGAGCGAAGTCTGAAATGACCGGACAGTGGGAAACTGTCGGCAAGGACTACCTGGACGTAACCGTTGAGGACGCTTCCAACATCAACGAGGGCGACTTGCTCCGCGTGACCGGCAGCCTCAAGGTCGGCACCTACGACAAGCGTGACGGTTCTACCGGCGTGAGCCTCAAGGTACGCGCCACCTCAGTAACCCCCGCTGAGCGCCGTCAGCCGGCCGGTGACCCGGTTTCTAACCTGGTACGTGGCCTGGGCGCTACCCCGGTCGAGGACGCGCCGTTCTAATGATGCAGACCATCTTCGCGTTCCTGGTCGGGTTCCTGTTCATCGTCAACTCGGTGAACACGCCGAGCATGGCGCTCCAGGTCATTGACACAGTGGCCGGAGTTTACTTCGTGGTCATGGGTGCCGTCTCCGGATGGTTGTACGCGAACCGATGATGGACTTCTCCTTCAGGGCGTACGGAACTCCGAGACCGCAAGGTTCCAAGAGATACGTCGGCAACGGTCGCTTCATTGAGGCCTCTGACGTGAAGCCCTGGAGGAGAGCCATCGCGGACGCCGTGTTCCGCGAGTACGTGGCTTCCGGCTCCCCGGTGACGTTCACTGAACCGGTCGTGGTCTATGCCACGTTCTACATGCCTAAGCCTCCTAGCGTTCGCCGGCTGCTGCCCTCCGTTGCCCCTGACCTAGACAAACTCTGTAGAGCCCTGGGTGACGGCATGTCGGTTGACTGTGGCCTGCTCAAGGACGACAGCCTTATTGTTCGCTGGCACGCCGAGAAAGTCTATGCACCGGTTGCAGCGGACGCCGGCGTGAGCGTCACCATTCGCAGATTCGCAGATAGTAACGAATCCATAACGACTAACGAAATGCTGCATTTCCCTTCCGAAAAGGCCTAGAGTTGTTTTTAGGCCGGTTGGCCGGAAAGATAGGGAGAACAAAATGGCAGTAGCAATAAAGTACACAAAAGCAGAGCCCGTAGTACCGAACCACTGGTGGGAGAACGAAGCCTGGCTGAGCAAGTGCCTTGAATGTGGCCGGCCGGTAGGCGACACCCCTAGCCACCTAGTAGAGATTGGCTACGGTGGCGGTGAGTATTGGGCAGCAGACAACGAGTTTTCTATGGTGCAAGACGGTGGCTACATGGGTAAGTACCCGATTGGCAGCGAGTGCGCGAAAAAGTTTGAGGCCGGCATTCTTTACACCGGCCAGGCAGTGCAGGAGGAAATGGCCAGGTGGACGTAACCTGCGCTGAATGCGAGACACCGCTGGCCGAGGGCGTGAAAGCCTTTGGCCGGTGGTTCTGTGACCCGTGCTACCGGGTGATACTTCATGACCTCTACGGGGCTCCTACGGCTGCTCAGGCCGGGTTACCGCAGACCACGGTCATTGACCTAACCGAGTTGCACCGGCAACTCAAGGAAAGAGAATAAATGGAAATCAAGAGCATGAAGGTCGCTGACCTCAAGTTTGACCCGCGCAACGCTCGCAAGCATCCACAGAACAACCTGGACGCCCTGGCCGAAAGCCTTCGCATGTTCGGGCAGCGGAAGCCGATTGTCGTGTCGCAAGACGGCACCGTGGTCGCCGGCAACGGAACGCTGCAAGCAGCCATCAGTATCGGCTGGAAGGAACTGGACGTGGTTCAGGTTCCGGCCGACTGGGACGCCAAGAAGGTCGCTGCCTTCGCGCTTGCCGACAACCGTACCGCCGAACTCGCCACCTGGGACGCTCGCGAGTTGCTTGACCAACTGGAAAACCTGGACGACTTCGACATGAACGCGCTCGGGTTTGACGCCTGGAACGCGAAGTTGGACGAGCGTCCGGCCGGCGAGGAAGCCCCCGAGAGCCGTGGCCTCGGCACCCCGATTATTTCGTTCGAGATTATCTTTGACGACCACGAGCAGCAGAACGTCTGGTTTGAGTTTCTCAAGATGGCACGCATGCTCCACCCGGACGCCGAAACGAACGCCGAGCGCATCACCGAAACCCTCCGCGAACTAATCGTTGAGGACAAGTAAGTGGCCAGGTACAAGAAATACATTGACGTTGACGTAGTGACTGAAGCCAAGAAGCGCATACATCACATCTACGACATCTTTGACCGCGTGGTTGTCGCATTCTCCGGAGGCAAGGACAGCCTGGCCGTTCTGCACCTCGTGCACGAAGTGGCTCAAGAACGTGGCATCGCGAAGGTAGACGTTGTCTTTCGTGACGAGGAACTTATTCCGCAGGTCGTCATTGACTTCGTGGACAAGTACCGTCAAATGGACTGGGTCGAAATGAAGTACCTGACCGTCCCGCTTTCGTCAACGAAGTTTATTCTCGGGCAGTCGCACGAGTACGTTCAGTGGGACGCTGCCCGCGACTGGGTTCGCCCGAAGCCGGCTCACGGCCTCAACAACGAAGACCTGGGGTTCCCGGCCAACAAGGTCTGGGACCAATACTCCACGGACGACCTGATGGCCTCCTGGTACAAGGGCAAGGTTGCTCTGGTGAACGGCATCCGCGCGAGCGAGAGCCTTATCCGTTACCGCGCCTCAGTCAACAAGATGAACGAGAACTACATCAACGCCTCCGGTTCCAAGAAGGCTATGCTCGTCAAGCCGATTTACGACTGGGAAGAAAACGACATTTTCCGTTACTTCTACGACAACGACATTCAGTATTGCCCTATCTACGACCAACAGACCTGGAACGGCTCTGAACTTCGCGTGGCCACTCCCCTACATGCTGAGGCTGCCAAGAAGTTTGATAAACTCGCTGCTCTTGACCCGCAACTGTTTGAACAGATTATGGACATTTTCCCGGAGACGGCCGTCCAGGCACGCTACTGGCGCGAGTACGACCGCAACGCCCTCGTTGACCAATACGGGCAGTCCTACGCCGGCGTCTACGACTGGATTACCGACCACCTCACCGACCCGGCTCAACGGAACAAGGCTCTGGCCGAACTCAAGTCCATTGAGGCACGTGCCGTGGCAGCCCCTGATTCTTACCCGCCAGATTACGTCCTGAAGGCCATGATGGCCGGTCAGTACAAGCGAGTTATTCAACCACAAGGAAAGCGAAAGTAATGAACAACGACCCTATCTCAACGATTGAGTGGAGAGACGCAACCGAGTTGCACTCTAACTTCTGGAACCCGAACCGTGTCCACAAGCCCGAGTTACGCCTCCTGGAGCACTCGCTGCTGAGCACCGGCTGGATACAGCCCGTCCTGGTCAACAAGAACGGCATGATTATTGACGGCTTCCACCGGTGGAGGCTCTCGCAAGACAGCCAGGCCGTGAAGGCACGCTACGGAGGCAAGTTGCCGGTGGCCGTGCTCCCGGTGGAGAACGATGTCGCTATGGCCATCACCGTCCGTATCAACCGCGCGAAGGGAACGCATGTCGCGGTCGAGATGCACAAACTCGCGCTGAGCCTGGTCGAGGACTACGGCTGGTCGCGTGAACAAATCGCGAAGGAAATCGGCGCTCACATCAACGAGGTTGACCTGCTCCTGCAGGACGGCGTTTTCACGAACAAGGACATCAAAAACTGGGCGTACTCCAAGGCCTGGTATCCGGGCGAGACGAAGTTTGACGGTGGCGACCCCGACCATGAGTAGCATCCAGGCCGTGACCTACGAGGAGGCCATGAAACGCTTCCGCTACCTGTACCGCATGGAGAACCTTCCGCATGCCCCCGTGGCCGGCGCTGAATGGTTCGCAAGCGAGTACTCGTGTGGGGCACTGGTCTGGGTCGGTGCCGGTCACAAGAAGGCACGCCTCAAGGGTGCCGTCACAGCCCCGGAAGCACGCGGGCAAGGTCATGGGGCAGCCATGCTCAACCATCGCATTGAGCGGGCTCGTGAGGCCGGTGCAACCGTCATTGAGGTTTACGCCCGTCACCCGGCCTGGTTCCTACGGAACGGCTTCACCGTCAAGCGCGTGACCACCTGGGGAGTGCATGTTCTGGAGCGCCGGCTCTAGCGAACGCAACCTATCTCTGCTAGAGTTGAGACATGGTAGAAAGACCCTATAACGGATTCCCTGCAGAGTACCGTAATAAGCGAGGCAACCTCGTTTACAAACTGTTCAAAACCGGCCGGCTAACCCGACCCACTCAGTGCGTGATGTGTGGCCGAACAGCCGGCGACAACCCGCTCAACATCCAGGCACACACCGAGGACTATCACCGCCAGACGGCGTTCGTAGGCCTCTGCCCCTGCTGCCACTTCAGCGTGCACTCAAGGTTCCGCAACCTGGCCACCTGGTACCGATGGCGAGACGCCGTGGCCTCCGGCTGGCAGCCCCCGCGAACCCGCGACTACCGAATCTGGAAAACCATCTGGAGCGACTTCCGCGTGCAGCCCCTGGGCGAGGTTGACCGTTCCAACTGGGCGTTTACCCTGCCGGACATAGAACCTGACCTCTACAACCGTGACGTTGAAGTTGAGGACATAACCCGTGGCGACCGGCTATTGTAACGAGTCGGTAACGATGCACTGACAAGTTGCGTGACATGTTGCAAACCCTTTAGAGTTATTACGTGGCCAACACCGGCCACCGGTAGAAGGGAAGCAACATGGCAGCAGCCAAAAGCCAGATGGCAGAGATGGCGCGTATGCGCAAGGCCAAAATGGCAATGATTGAAATGGAACTGAAGTACGGCGTTGAGGCAGTAGTACAGATGCCTGAGTACCGGAAGTTGCAGTTGAAGTACACAGCAGCCTGGGCAGCGCTCCAGGCCGGCCGTGAGGTAGGTGCCGAATGAGCGAGGTACTAGCCTACGAGCGCGTGGCAGACATGTTGCGCGAAACGCTGAACGAAAACTGGGAACCGCTGAAGTTACCGGGCACGACAATCTATGCCGGTGACGCAATGAAAGCGACAGACCCGATAGCGTTCCGTTGCGCGGTGGCCGACTACGCCTCCCTGCTAGTTGAGGACGGCTACCTGGTAGAGGGCGTGAACGCATGAGCCTGAACAACCTCCGCGGGCACGAACTGCTGCCGGCCGACATCCGCGCAACACTGCCAGACCTGTACGCGACTGACGGACAACACTGGAAGGCGATAGCCAGGGTGAAGTTTTTCAGTATCGCTAACGGGTGGACATGGTACGCAACCGAGTTTGACGGGCTAGACACGTTCTTTGGGTACGTGCAAGGCCTGGACGATGAACTCGGCTACTTTAGCCTGAGTGAGTTGGAGAACGTGACCTTCGCTAACGGCGTGCCGGCGGTTGAGCGTGACCTTCACTGGGCTCCGCGTACCCTGGCCGAAGTGAAGGCGGGCGCGCTATGAAAGCACTAGCAAGAACCGTTGTTCTAGGCGCGGTATTGACCGGCGTCTTTGCACTGGCCGGATGGCTGCAGACCGTGATGGTGGTCTATGCAGACTTCGTGGCCGGCGTATTTTTCACTAGCCTGTTCTGGGGGCTCGGTGTCCTTATGGCAAAAACATTGAAGGGATAGCAACATGCCACAAGCAAGAACCACAGACCCGCAGACCAGCCACGAGGCTGCACGAAGCGTGGACAACGTAACCGCGACACAGATTGCCATTATCGGCCTGCTCACCGGTGGCCTGACCGACACCGACCTGGTTGACCTGTACCGGCGCAACATGAAGCACGGACTGGTGCCCCTGGCGAGCGAGAGCGGTATCCGTACCCGGCGCGCCGAACTGGTGGCTCGTGGCCTAGTGCAGGACACCGGCGAGCGCATCCGCCTGGCCTCCGGACGTAGCGCCATAGTCTGGAAGACGGTATGAGCGAGCAGGCAACGATTCTCTGCCCCCGTTGCGGGGCTGAAGCCGGCAGTGAAAACACGATGACCGCTCGGCGCATCCGTGGCCGGCTAGACACCCTCTGCGCCTCCTGCAGCGCCTCACCGGCCAAGAGCCTCACGTACAACGGCGAGAAGTGCATCCCGTGGCAGGGCGAGGTGGACTACGACAGCATGCAGCCCGTTGACGAGCACGGCGAACCGTACATGCCCGGGAACCGCCTCTGTGGCCACCAAGACTGTGTCCGGCCAGAACACGTACTTACCTGGCAGAAACTCACAGCCGAGCGTTTCGCAACCACGTATCGTACCGGCAAACGACTAAACTATGAACAACTACTCAGCACCGTATTGAAGGAGAACCGTGAACTGCAACGAATGCACTGACGAATGCAAGAAGGAATGCCTAGTGAAGGGCGCTCTGGCCGAAGCCCGCGACCTTGACCTTGAACACTTCAGCAAGATAGTCAACCGCTACTTTGAACTCAACGCCGAACTGCTCATCCG